GTCTTGTGCTTGTATGTTTACTGTTTGATTCTGCGTAACTGATGAAGGCGGTGGTAAAGGAAGTGGGACACCTCCCGCTGGTGTTGTTCCGCCCCCAATACCTCCTGAGAGTCCTCCTACCCCTTTAATCTTAGTTAAGTTTTTAAACACGTTAACTAATTGTTCATTTACTTTTTTTAACTGGGTTTCCATGGTGCCAAAGTCTTTGCGCATGTCTGCAACACCCTTGACCAGTTTGTTGACTTGGTCAACGTCAACTTTAAATTTGGCTTTTAGATCACCTAGATTTTTTTCTGCCATCGTTACCCCGATTTTCTCCATTTACTCATGTCTGACCAATAGTTGCGCTGGCGCACGGTCATCAATTTTATATCACTGAGCGAGAAGCCCTTGTAAACAGATGCGATTGAATCGTAGTCCCAATATGTATGTACTATATTAGCCGAATAAAAGGGAGGCCCAATTGAGTGCTATTGGGAAAGGTTTTTCGCAATGGGCACAGAGGGCTTCCACCTCCTTGATTTCTGGGCCAGGTTGTGCTTCAAGCAGTTTGTCAATAATTACAGCACGATCTTTCATGCCAAGTTTTTTAGCCCATTTTTCAACATCTCTTGGTTTTTCTTTGTTATCCCACAAAGCACATCGTGCTATGAGAACCGTGTTTTGTTCAGGGACGCTGTTTGCTTTTTTGCTTACAGCTTGGCTGTCCCCACCTGTTACTAAACGAAATTCTTGTAATTCACCACTACGCAGTGTGACAGAAATAGATGCTTTTGCGTCTAGTTTCGTTTCCTTTGTAGGGAATCCTTTTAAGTCAATAAGGACGTCGTTTGATTTCTTACAATGAGGACAATTAATTTGGTACTCACGATTATCCCCATAGGTAGCCGTGACCGTTGCCAAAAACAAAGTGTCGCGGTCTCCTAAAATTAACTCATCAATGATTGATGGGTTTTCGGTTACTTTTGTATTTCCAACAGATACAACACTTCTCTTTAAAAGTGCTGACATGTACTGGGCGTACAGAAGGTCACCATCAGCGTCCAACGCAGCCAAAGCTTCTTCGTCTTCACCAGTCAACTCTTTTACTACCGTTGTGGTTTCCCACTCGTTAGTTTTGTCGCTAAAGACTCCACGAAATAATTCAACCGTGGTGTTTGGTGTAAGTTGAATGCGTGGAACTGGGTCAGCCATAGCCGCGTTTATTGCCGCGGCATCATTTTTAGTATTCATTTTGTGCTCCTATGTTGTACGTGTTATTAGCTTAGTGCTGCGAGTGTAGCAATTTCTCCTGGGGTCCAGGCTATTTGGAAACCTTCGTGGTGAATGTTTAACTGCTGAATCATGATGCCGTTGTCACCAGCGTTAAGGTCGCTAAGACCGTAGGCACCTGGCCAAGCATTATAAATCTTAAATGCAAGTTTTGGAGTTCCAGGAACTACTGGATTAGCACTGTCAGTGTTGTATTGGTACTGAACGCCGGTGGCGGTGTACGGATGGTCAAAAACTTTCACAAGAATGTTGCAACGATAGTTTGTACCATCTCCTTGCGCACCACCTTGGATTCCCTCAACTCCGCCGCCAAGCCATGCGTGCATAAAGCGTTGCCACTTGTACAACGAATCTTGTTCAGCAAAAGCTCCACGTGCAAAGGAGATTGGTGGGAAGTCCGACTGACCGACCATCTTGTGAGGGTGTGTATTCATCCCACCTTCACGATAGGCAATCAATTCGTTTTGAACTGAGAGGCCGCCCATTTGGGCAAAACCAAGATCGCCAATTCCTGTAGTCATGTTTCTAAGTTCATCGTCAAGTGGAACAAACTTAACCGTAAACTTAAAGTTACGAAGTGGATCTGTTCTTGTCGTTTTTACAGAATTAACTGCCATGTTTATCTCCTATATTGAAGTTGCTGTTGATCCGCCAGTGAACTGGCTGATATTAATTACAATAAATTCTGCTGGAGTTTGCAAAGCGACACCAACTTGAATGTTTACTATTCCGTTTTCTACTGATTGTTCCGAGTTGTTTGTACTGTTACATACTACATAAAAAGCTTCACCTGTTGTTTTTCCCTTCAAGCCACCAGATCCCCAGAAGGTTGTAAGAAGTGAAGTGATACGAACCGTAAGATCTTCGTATAAACGAGAGTCATTAGGCTCAAACAAAGCGTATGAAGTTGAGTCTTTAAGTGCTTGCTTAAGGAAGTTAAGCGAACGACGAACAGTAATGAATTTTGTGCTTGAGTTTCGTTGTTGAGTACGAGCGCCGTTAATAATGGCGCCAACTCCAGGAACGATAGTAAACACGTTCATTTGCTCAGTCTTATACAAAGAACCTTGCTCAGCCTCTGTAAGGTTTGCAACAAGCCCAAAAACGTTGCGCAAATCTAAACCGTAACCAGCAGGTGCTTTGGCTACGCCACGAGCAACTTCAGAACGAACTATTGCACCTACTACTGCGCCACCTGGGAAAGTGTTGCGAATTGCTGCAGCTCCAGTTTTTGTTGGGTCAAACATTTTAAGAGCAGGACCGTAGACTGCTGCGTAACTTGATTGAGTGTAACTAGCTACTGCCGAACTTAACGCAGATTTAGTTGCTGCTCCAAGCGGCGTATCAACTACCAAGAACGAATTGCCACGGGTAACCATTTTAGCAATGCCGTTGTTTACAATTGTAGAGTCTGTTTGTCCAACTAAGTTAAAGATTAATGATTGAAGAATTGTGTCGTATGTGTTTGACGCTGTTGTCCAGTCAGCTGCGTCAATGGCGCCGTTGCCTTCACTACCTGACGCAAAAACTCCAGACACCACATAATCATCTACAGCCATACCACTAATAACTAACTCAGTACCCACAGCGACTGTGGCAACACTTTGTGTTGTGATATATGACGAATACAGGTCAAGAACTGTTGTAATGTATCTGTTGTTTTCAGGATCAATTGAAACGTTTGACCATTCTTCTACTTGCGTACCACTAACTTTTACGGTAATAGTAAACAAGGTGCCTTTTGTAAATTTAGGAGCCGATGCAGGGGTAGTCAATGTTGTAGTGTCAAATGTGTAATCTACAGTAAGACTATTTCCCCAAACGCCAACTGATTTGGCTTTAAGTACCCAAAGATCTGCTGCCGAGCCACCTGAAGGTGTTCCTTGTAGAGTACTTGTTGCGACAACTGCTGAAGAGTCAACTACTCGGCAAACATACGCTTGTTGCCCACCATTTGCAAAAAATTGGTAAACCGCATAACCTAAGTGATAGGTGTTGCTTAAAGCACCAAACAAACTTGTGTATTGATTCCAACTTGTGACAAGTGCTGGTGTGGTGGTTGGACCGCGTTCAGCCAAACCTAGAAAAGCGGCTGCCGTGATTCCTGTGTTTGTTTGAATGTTGGTAGTAAACGTTGATTCTGATACGTATACTCCTGGACGCTCATATGCCATGATAACTCCTATTTATTTGTAATGTGGACAATGAATTACGGATTAAAAACATATAATTGATCACTAATTGTACTATTAATTGTAGCCACGGGTTTGGTGGTGGTAATGTTCGTGAGGGTAGCATCGCTTATCTCTGCCGACATTTTTAGCGTGTACACCTTGCGAAATATACGTTTTCTAAAGCCGGACTCTTGGTCCAACAGGTCGGCATTGGTCCAGTCCAGCATGTCAAATCGCCTAGTGGTTTGGTCTGCTTCTACGGCAATACTGTTAAATCTAAAGGGAACAACTTTCTGCAAAAACCTAGCTGTCAATTGACGGTCATGTAAAGCGGTGCGGCAGTATGTAGATACCTGATACAAAAGGTCAACGGGTATAAAATCTGGAATTTTCTTAAAAGTAGAGGTAGAAGATCCGTTAATAGTGCTTGCAAGACTAGGTAGGTAATTAACATATGCTGGGCTGTCTATAGACCAACCACCCGCGTTCCCAGAATACAGATCAACATATGAATGTTGTCTGTCCGTTGCATGCAAGATATCAATCAACTCAATGGTAATAAACGGATAGTCTCGTTCTGTTTCCGAGTCTGGATACCTAAAAAAGACTTTAACAGGACGTTGTGCATTGCGGTCATCAGTAACAAAAACATTAGAAAACCTAAGTTTAATAGCTTCATCCTCAGCAAGCAAAAACCCAGTTTTCATTTGTTGCCTAAAAACTTGTTCACGGCGTTGTTAATCTCAACTCCAAAAGTTTTGTTTAGTTCTAAGATTTCGTGCCTAAGCAAAGACTTAGCAGGTGGACCGTATTCCAGTTGTTTAAACGTGTCTCTTGCTTTTGTTGTCTTTAGCGCATATGAAAAACTCAATGTTTGTGGGTCCCAGTACACATCAAGTTCTTTGGCAATATCTTTCCATTTAGGCTCTTTTTGTATAAGGGCTTTTCTGATTCTTTTTGTTTCTTTGACCATTTCGGCGTTCATGATACGGCCCAGATGATGTTCAAAATTTACAAAAAGTT